GCGTAGACCTCGGCCGGGTTGGTGAGCGTGGTCAGGTTGGCGCTGTAGGGCGCGATCTTGTTCACGAACGCGTACACGCTGGAGCCCGACGCGCCGGTCCAGTTCGTGAATTGCAGGGTGAAGCTGCCCGAGGGGTACGTCCGGCCCGTGTGCCGCACCTGCGGGGTGCCGGCGCGGGCGGAGTAGGCCTGCACCTCGCGCTGCGTCGCCGCGAGGCCCGAGATCGAGGTTTCGCCCGTCGTGAAGGGGGCGACGAGAGTCACCGGAGTGCCCGTCCCGTCCTTGAGGGTGATGCTGCCATCGTACAGATGCTTGACGATTGCGGAAGCGGGCATTGGAACACTCCTACGGGGACGTGACGAGAGGGATCGTGTGGACGGCGACGAAGTCGAGGTCGACGCGCATCACCGTCGCCGCGGCGTCAGTGACGACGGGCGCACGGGTGGGTGTACCCTGCCAAAGCAGCGCCTGGATCGGGCCGTAGCCCGGCACCGCGCGCGAGACGCCGAGCACGGCCAGGATCGCCGTCTGCTCGTCTTGCAGGCCCGCGACGTAGTCGGCCACGGCCCCGTCAGCAGCGCGCACGCGGCGTAGGTAGGACAGCCGCACCTGCGTCTCGGCCCGCGCCACGGACGGCACCCGCTGCCGCGCCGCGCCGTCGTCGGCCCAGCTCGAGGCCACCACAGCCAGGCTCCAGAGGCGCGTCGTCTCGGGGTTGCTGACGAGCTCGTCGAGGGCCTCGGGGTGCCGGCCGGACCGGCGCCACGCGGACCCGAGCGACGTCGCGATCGCCGTCCCGAGGTGCGAGTACAGCGCGTGGACGGGGAGGGTGGGCGTCGTCACCGGCCGCCCCAGGTCGAGCGCCGGCGCGCCGCGAGCATCGTGATCGGCTGCGCGGCGTGGCGCCCGTTGCCCTGCGACCCGTCCCCGTCCTCGATCACCGTGAATCGCATCTCGCGGTACGCGTCGGCGTACTGGCGACGGTAGCTGTCGGCCATCGTCTGATACTGGTCGGGCGCGGCAGAGGCGAGGTCGCCGAAGACCCGCCCGAGTGTCAGCAGCAGGTGCGTCTCGCGCAGCGCCGCAGGGGACGGGATCCGCTGCGGGTACGTCCCGTCAGCCAGGATCCGATTGACGAGCGTCGTCCACGCGTCGTCGATGAACCCCTGGAACGTCGACAGCGACGTGAGGGGCGACGTCGACGACGGAGAGAGCGCCCGGTGCCGGGCGTACAGGTCGGCGTCAGTGATCGCCGGGTAGAGGCGGCGAGCCACGAGCGCCGACTCAGAGGTGAAAAGCCGCACCTGCCCGGCGATCGTGAGGCTCCATTCGATCCGCCAGTCCGCGCTGAGCGACCGCGCGGAGGTCGTGGCCGCCGCGACGGTGAAGCCAGCGATGGACCCACTGACAGGCGCCGGCGCGGCGGACACGACAGAGACGCCTGCGGAGTCGAAGATCGACACCGTCCCCACTGACGGCGCCACGAGCGCCCCGTCCCGGTACACCGGGCAGGCGATCGGCGTGTCACGCCCCCGCTCGATCAGCGTGGGCCCGACCAGGCGCGCACTGTACAGGACGTCGTCGGCCACGGAGACTCCTCAGGCGTAGGCGATCACGACGTACTTTTCGCCGTTCGTGACGGTGACGATGACGTTCGTGCTCGTGTGCGTGCCCTCGGTGACGACGTAGGCGCCGCCGGTGAGGTCGTACCCGATGATCAGCACGAGAGACGGCACGACGCCGAGCCCGTGAGCCACGCTCTGCGCGGAGCCGTTGCCGGTCTGCACGGTCGACTTGAACGGTGCGACGATCCGCGAGGCGCGGCCGCCGGTCAGGACCGCGCGCCAGGTGCCGCTGATCCGCTGCGACAGGTCGCCGTTCGTGCGGAGGTGCAAGCTGCCGTCGGGCTCGCCGGCCGAGGCCGCCGCAGTGTCCGCCGTGATCGTCGGCGAGGTCGCGATCGTCGACTCCTTGCCAGACAGCCACACGCTGAGCTTGCGAACGGCGATACCCGCCGCAGCTGCCATCCGTTCCGGTCCGATCGTCATGGTCTACCCCTACGGCCCCCGCAGGGGCAAAAGCCGCTTGCGCGGCGGTTATCGCTTCTTGTCGCGCTCGCGGTCGGCCTTGATCGCCGCCTCGCGCGCCCGGCGCGCAGCCTCGTCGGGGCGCATGCCGCCCTGCACGAGCCGCTCCGTCACCCGGCCGATCGCCTCGCGCTGCCCGGGCGTCTCACTCATGGTCGCCCCCGAGCACCGGCGCCGGTGCACGCCGCGAGCGCGAGGCGGGGGCCGGCGCCGGGGCGTCGGCGAACGCCGCCTCGGCTGCGGCGATGGACGCCGCGGCGCCCTCCGAGATTGCCTTGCGGCGCGTCTCGTCGCTCGTCTTCGCCAGGCGCCCCTCGTGGCGCTGGCGCAGCTGCGCGAGCAGCTCGGCCTTGTACGCGGCGTCAGGCTCCCACACCTGCCCGGACTCGTACAGGTAGCGCAGCCAACGGACCCACCGCGCGTCGTCGCGGCGCAGCCGCACGCCGACGGGGCTCTGCACGAGCGTCGCAAAGGCGACGAGGTGCGCCACGCCGCGCGGCACGCGGTAGACGCGGACGTACCCCGGGTCGCCGTCGGGCGTGTACTCCGCGGGGCAGGACAGGATCGGGTCGAGGCGCCGCCACCCGTGCGCGTCCGCGTCCGCCAGTGCGAGGGCCATCGCGCCGCGGGCGTCGACGCCGCACACGCCCGGATCGGCGCGCAGCTCGCGGAGCCGCGGCACGAGCACCGGCGTACCCGTCGAGACGTCGACCTCGTGCTGCTGCGGGTGCCAGAGCAAGTCGAAGACCGGCGAGGCCGGGAGGTCTACCGTCGCGCTCGCGGAGCTGAGCCCGTAGGGCTGTCCGCGGATCGCGCCGGCTGCGGGTGCGGCGGTGGGGGGCTGAAAGGGCACGGGGTCCTCCGTGTGTGTGTTCGCCGCGGTGAGATCCACCCGCCGGGGCCGCGGCGCCCCCGGCGGGTGGCTGGTCGACTCAGGCGTCGGTCTTGATCAGGACGCCGCGGGCCTGCTCGACGAGCGCGGTGCCGGCGTACATGCGGCCGGTCACGACGTGCTGGTCGAAGCCCTGGTTGTACTCGTACGCGACGACGATCGGGCTGAAGAGCTGCTGCGTCGCGCCCGGGATCACGATCGGCTCGGAGCGGATCGCCATCGCCAGAGCGCCCGCGCCCATCAGCGCGCCGGCGCGGTTGGCGCCCGCGTCCGCGGTGGGGACCTGGTCGGACGTGAAGACGTCGACGCCGTACAGCATGCCCTTGTAGCCGGGGCCCTTGATCGCGATCATCTCGGCGGTGGCCGGGGTGAACGCGGTCGTGCCGCCCGCGCCGAGGAGGCTGGTGCGGAGGTCGTTGTACTGCACCGGGTGGAGCAGAGCGAGGAAGGGCCCGGGGGCGACCTTGAGCTCGAGCGCGTTCAAGGCGTCAATGAAGTCGTCGAGGGTCATGTCCACGCCGCTCGAGCCCACGGTGTCGGTGAAGCCGCTCGCAGAGGTGGCGAGCATCTCCATCACGCGCTTCTGCGCCTCGCCGACCATCGACTGCGCGAGGAGCTCGGTGTCGAGGCCGACGGAATTCACGCTGCCGAGCAGGCCCGAGAGCGAGCGCTGGATCGACTGGCGGGCCAGCGTGATCGAGACGCTGCTGTGAGTGATGTCGGTGTTGCCGACGTCGGTGTTCTCGTTCACCGCGGCGAACTTGTCGTACCCGAAGAGGCCGGCCTGGCCGATCTTCTGCACGGTGGAGCCGGGAACGAAGCGGGAGCTCACGTCGAGGACCTGAGGCAGGCCGACGATGGAGCCGCGATCGGCGACGAGCGCCAGGATCTCGGCGTGAATGACAGCGGCGACGACGAGGTCACCAGTACCAGAGTACAGAATCTCACCAGCCATGCGGCACCTCCGCCCGGCAGACGCGCCGGGCAAGCGTTGGAGCGTCAACGCGGCCCGAGACGCATTTTACGCCCGCGGAGGCGAGGGGGGCCGGCCGGGCAGGGCCCGGCGTTGCCCTCACGCTACCACGCTCCCGCGAGCTCCGTCAACTACGGCCGCGCTGAGCCGCCTTCGCGGCGCGGTACGCCGCCGGGTCCGTCATCGCGAGCTGGGCCAGCTGCCCGAGGCTGAGCTGCCCCGTCTGCGGGGCCGGCGTCGACACGCCGCCGGGCCGGGCCGGGGGCAGAGACGGGCCCGGAGGCGCCGCAGGGGGCGCGCCTGGCGCCGCCACGGGCGCGACGTATCCCGACAGCCACTTCGCCCCCGCCTCGCGCTGCGCGCTGAGCCACGCCCCGAAGTCGGGCCGGCCCTCGGCCGGGGCGCGGCCGTAGCGCTCGCGCGCGATCTCGACGGCCTCGGGGTCCGTCACGCCCGCACGCGCTGCGGCCGCCTCGATCCGCGCCGACTCGGCCGCCGCCTCCACCGCGGCCAGGCGCTCCGACAGCTCCGTGACGCGGCCCTCCGTCGCCTTGCGGCGCGCGACCTCCTCGGAGAAGCGCGCGTACGGGATGGACTCAGGCGGACCCGCAGCGGGCGCAGGAGTCGGCGCAGGCGCCGGGGCGGGCGGCGCCGCAGGGGCAGGAGTCGGCGCAGGTGCCGGGGGCGTAGTCTCGGGCTGGGTGTCGCTCACGGGGTCCTCCGTGTGTGGGTCAAAGTCTCGCCAGGCGGCGCCCGGCGTCGGTGGCCTTGAGGCGCGCATACCACGCCGGATCGGCGCGCCGCAGGACGGCGAACGCCCAGGCCACGCCCGGATTCCCGCCCCACAGCTGCCACGCCTGCCAGCCTCGGCCGCGCTCGGCCCAGGTCGCGCCCTCGCGGTCGACCAGGTGCCGCGAGAAGTACCGCAGCATGCGCTTGACCGTCGCGATCGACACGGGCTCACGCCCGGCGAGCTGGCGCGCCCGCGCCAGGCCGACCGCAGTCCCACCGCGGCCTGACGGCGTGGCCGCAGCCCGCACGTCGAGGCCCCGCTGCGCCGCCTGCGCGACTGCCACCGGCGGGTGCACGACGTAGTCGTCGGCGACGGGCCCGGGAGGCACGCGCGGCACCTACCCCTCCACCGCGGCCCGGGCCTGGTCGCGCGCGTCCTCGAGCGCCTCGCGCGCCGCCCGGGGCAGGCCGTCGACCCCGAGCGCGCCCTCGAGCGCAGCCAAAGCTGCCACGAGCTCCTCGCGCAGGTCGTCGGCGTCGTCGTCGTCGTCGTCTCCGTCCGGCCCGTCCATCGCGGCCAGGCGCACGGCCGCCTCCTCACGCGACACGTCGTGCAGCTCGGCGTACGCGTCGACGCGCGACACGAGCCCCGCGGCCAGGCGCTCGAGGACGTCCTTACGCCGCGCCTCACGCTCCGCCGGCGACAGCGGCAGCGACTGATAGTGCACCTCGTACCCAGATTCCGGGTACGCGGGCGGCGCCTCCTCGCCGAAGACAGCCAGGCCCTCGGGACTCTCCGACCAGCGATTCCACAACGTCGCCACGAGCGCGACGAGGCGCTCGTCGGCGTCGCGAAAAACCGGCGCATACCGGCGCTGCATGTCCCGCTTTCCGCCCTGCGACAGCGCGATCGCGACGCCGGATCGGGCCGTGCCCCCGAGGCGCTGCACGTCGGAGGGCGCCACGCCGGCGTTCGTCGCGAGCGCCTCGATCTGGCCGCTCACGACGCCCTGCAGCGCCGCCGGGTCCGCGCCCGCCTGGTACTGCCCGATCATCGGCTGCCCGTCGTAGTCCTGCAGCTTTTGCAGGATCAGCACGGAGGCCGGGTCCGTCGGGACGTGCGCGACGTGCCCCGCGTCGTCGGGGTGGACGGAGCCGCCCACCGGCACGGCGCCGATCACGTAGCGCTGCGGCCAGCTCGCATCCAAAAACGCGTGATCCACGAAACCCTGCTTCGCGGCGACGTCGAGCGTGCCGTCGAAGAGCTCGATCTCGTCGTACGCCGAGAAGATCGACGCGCCGTTCGGGGCGGCATGGTAGACGACCCAGGGCAGAATCGGCACGCCCACCGCCGGCACGCCGAGCTCGGCCGCGCGCCGCTCCTCGCGAAGCGTCGGCCGGCGGCGGAACGGGTACGCGTCGCCGTCGTAACGCCCGCCGAGCAGCTGCTCGGTGACGTCGATCCCCGACACCTCCGCCGCTGCGCCCATCCCGCTCGAGCGCCACTGGCCCTGCCCGAGCGCATAGACGCGATGGTACGGGGCCTCGGGGTCGGCGACGTCCCACACCCAAAGCGTCCACTGCTCGCGGCGCAGCTCGGGGACCGCCGGCGTGCCAGCCACCGCCCCCGCGACGTCCACGCGCGCCTTGCGCAGCCACTCGATTCGCACCGGCTGGTCCGGCCGCTCGGGCCGCGCCCGTGCGACGACCTGGTCGGGCGTCGCGAACAGGAAGAGCGGGCGGCCCTCGTCGATCGCGACGTGTACGAGGACCTCGCGCAGGCCGAGCACGAGGCGCTGCTGCGCCTGCATGCGAGCCCAGTACCCCGAGCGCGTGATCGTCCGCGTCAGGCCGGCGACGTCGAAGCCGCGCGCCTCCGCGGTGGGATTCGTGACGGAGGGCGGGCCCTGGTCGTACAGGCAGGCGAGCTGGCGGCAGATCGCCGAAAACGGGTTGGTCGCGAGGCTCGGGTCGGGCATCGCCGAGAACCGATCGGCGCCGACGGTCGCCAGGATGCGATCCACGAGGATCGACTTCCACACGCCCGACAGCACGGCCAGGCGGTCGCGCGTGTGCCGCTGCCGGGCCGCCTCGTGCCACTCCGCGTGCAGCGGCGGTGCGTTGAGCTCCGCCTCACGAGTCGCGACGGTCTGCGGGGTGTAGTCGGGCACGGGCAATCCCCCGCCTCACGCTACCACGGACGGGCAGACAGCGCCACGCGGGCCTCAGACGCCACGAGGGCCGCCGATCCGCAGCTTGCCCGGCGACCGCGACACGTTGCGCTTCGCGAACACCGCCGAGGTCAGCGCGTAGCGCAGCGCGTCGATCGGGTCCTTATCGTCGCTGTCGGAGTAGTCCCAGCGGTTGATCGCACCGAGCAGACGCTCGCAGCGGGGATGCACGGCGAAGGCCCCGTCCTGCAGCATCAGACGGTGCAGGTAGCGGACGCCCGCGTCGACGGACCCCTGCGCCCGACCCGACCCGCGTTTCACCGTGCGGATCGGACGGTGCGCGATCAGACGCTGGTCGCGCAGAATCCGCCCCAGCGCGTCCATCAGGTCGCGGTTGCTCTTCTCCTCTGCCCCGCGAATGTACAGACGGTCGCCCCACGCCTCGTCGAGGTCGCCCCAGGTCATGCGATTGCGGCCGAGCAGGTCGAGCACGCCCTGCGCGTCCTGGGCCATCGTCGTATCGCCAGACCCGACGTACTCGTCGACGACGAACACCCGGTCGTGATCGTCGCCGGGCTCGACGGCCACGAGCACCGCGTACTGCTTGCCGACCTTCGTCCCGTAGTCGATCCCCAGGTGGGCGCGGAAGGTCTGCCCCGGGCGCGGGGCCATCGTGCCCGCCAGGTGGCGATCGGAGCGGAACGCCGCAAACACCCGGCCCTGAGTGCGGAATTCCCATTCGCCGTGCACGACGACGGGCACCTCGTGCGACGGCGTCTCGGCCTCGACGCGGTCGATCCACGCGGCGTCGCAGATCGTCCCGTCGCCGAGCCGCAGCGGGCGCGTCTCGCCGACGGGGATCACGGCCTCGGGCGTCAGGCGCGAGTGGAAGTCGACGATCAGCCCCTTCTCCGCGTTTTCGCGCAGCCAGCCCAGCGGGCCCGCGTTGATCGGGGTCATCGCAAGGAGCAGCGTGCCCCCGCGGCGCATCAGCCGCTTGCGCGCCTCGGAGTACAGACGCTCGGAGGTCGGAGGCTCGTCGAACAGCACCACGTCGAGCGTCGCGCCGGCGAACGCGATCGCGTCCTGGTTGGTTGTCCTGAACTTGACGACCGACCCGTTGCGGAACACCGCCGTCGGGACCTGCCCGCCGAAGCCGCGCACCGGGTCGTACGTGCAGCGCTCGAGGTCGAGGCAGTCGGCCGGCAGTAGGTCGGCGAACTTGCGCTGGATCGGGACGGACTGCCCGATCGTGGCGCAGATCACCCACGCCTCGATCGGCGGTGGCTTGACGGGCTTGTACGGATGCTCGCCGAGGCAGCGACAGCGCAGCTCGTACAGCGCCACGGTGGACTTGCCGAGCGCCTGGTTCCCCGCGCGGACCATCGCCGCCCGCGCCCGTGCGCGCAGGAACGCGTCCTGCAGCGGCAGCCAGCGCAGGTATCGGGCCGGGTCCGTCGCGACGCGGTCCTGCACGCGGTGGAGTGCGCGCACGAGTGGCGCGAAGCCGTCCCCGGGAGGCGACCCGCCGACGAGGCGCAGGT